AATTCCTTGGCACTGGTAGCTATCCTTATCTACGCTTGCTAACACGGCTTCCTGACCGTTATAGAGGGCTTCATAGGAGCGTATGGTGACTACATCATCTACCTCTAAACCGTTGTCAACAACCTTTGCTTTGTACTTGCGTCTTAGATGATTTCTAACTGCAGTCAAATGCACAGGTCTAATGTTGTCTTCTCTGTTGCTTTTATAAGGTGAAGGTAAAGGTAACTTATGTCTGAAGGTTTCTCCACCACCAATATAAATCTCAACATCGTCACACCAAGTTGACTCCATAAGTTTTTCAATGCTCTTGTTTGCAGTACTGATGGCAAATGAAATATCGACAGGATGCTGATGATCTGTAATCTCATAATCTTCTGCTTTAAATTCCATTTGTTTGTTTTCTAGGAACTTCTTGAATTCAGTTCTGGTATCAAACTCTTTTTCTCTACCTGATTTTAAATGCTTTACAATAACTGTACGAGTCTCAGCAGCGGCAGCATGTTTGTACGCCACTAGATCACCATCGACAATTAAGAGTCTTTTACTCATAGGCTCTTCTCCTTTATTAGATATACAAACACTTGCAGTCCATGTTGTCTAGCTTGTGTAATCATGTTTGCAGTACCTTTACTCTCACCGTCCCATACAGCAATCAATGCATCTGCATATTCAGCCATCTGTAGGTTACGTAATGGTCCAGCACGTTTACCATACTTGTTCCAATCTGCAGGAAATCTCTGAATTGAAATACCGTTATCTTTGGCAAAGAGTTCACCAAGATAGTCTACACCTTTGGCAGCACCTGAAACGATTTCTGTAGCTTGAAAACCAGATTTGTGGTATGCAGTTTTTACAACATTGTAATCTGTGATATTTCTACCACCAGCAATAATAACCTTCATAGGCTCTCCTTAAAGAAAAACCCGAGGGTATTAGCCTCGGGTAAAATATTAGCTTCGGCTAATGTCGATAGCTTTCAGAATTTCATCTGACTTAGCTTTCAGTTCATCAACCTTATTTTTAACAATTGCTTTTGCTACTGCACTAACGATTGCTGGATCAAGACCTGATTCTTTAGCTTCATCCTTGATCTCCTTAGCTTCTTCAGCAAGTGATTGCTCTTGAGTATAAATACGAACTAGTTTTGAGATTGCTTCTTTCTGATTCATATTATACCTTTTTATTGATGATTGCTTTACTGAATACAGTTAAGTTCAATAGAACCACTGCTGCCCATTGATAGAAACCAAATGGAATTGCAAGTACTGGAAATAGTGTATTGAGTGACCAAATAATAGCAAGTGGTCCAAATACAATTAGTAGTACAGCAAATACCAACAATGTGATGATTGTGATGATATCTGTAGTTTGTTTAGTCATTAATTAATCCTCTGGTAATTCAAAATAATCTGAAATAACAAGATTTACATCTGCTAGTTCGTCTACGAAAAGTTTATCTGTCAAATAATTTCCTTGGCTATCCCTACCACACAGGGTAAGGATATAACCATTAGAAATTCTTTCAATAGATAAATCAGAATTTCTAGTTTTTAACTTCATGATTAGAAGGGAATATCTTCTTCATCTTCAGCAGCAACTTCAACCTTAGCACGAGCTTTTGGCTTTGCTTCAGCTTTAGGAGCAGCTTTTGGAGCTTCTGCTTTTGGTTCATCATCAAACTCACTACCAGCTTCATAAGCAGCAGTTTCATCTGGTACATATTCAATCATGTCAGTGACTAGAACGTTCTTCAAGTACAGTGAAGTAGTACCATTGGTGCGTTCAAACTTATCAATACTGATTGAACCGTAAGAACCATTTGCAGGTAACTTGCTATTGGTAACATCCACTAGAGCTTTACCAACTTTTTCAAACACTTTTGGTTTGTATAGATCAGGTACAGGCTTACCAGTTTTACCTAGCTCTGTGCTCTTGCGTAGAGTAACTACCCAAATGTTTTTACCTGCATCCTCTGGAGGTGCTACTTTATAAGTTGCTTCAAATTCAGCGGTCTTGACTTTCTTGATTGAAGTCTTGGCATCAATATTCTTAGCGAACTCTTCGTATTGATCTAGAATATCTTCATCTGTAATTGCTACAGAAGCTTTCCATTCATCTGGCTTTGCTGGCTCTCCTGCTTTAACGTAAGCTTTTTGGGGCTTGTTTAGTGACACATAGAGAAGCATACCTGTTAGTTTTTGCATAATATTTCCTTTCGACTATTAATAAAAGACTCTACTTGTAACGGAAGTAGTAACCGAAGTGCAATTATATCAAACTGCAAATGCTTTGTCAATAGTTATTTGACTTTATTTTGGTGGGTCAGACTGGACTTGAACCAGCACTATCTCGATTATGAGTCGAGGGCTTCACCTTTAAGCTACCGACCCTTATTCGTAAACTGTAACTGTTTTTTGTTTTGGTGCTACAAAAGCAAAACCTTGGTAGTCTGAACCATAGTGCGATGCATAATAACCGTAGAATTTAACAAAGCATTGTTCACCATCTTTGCTAAACTTCCATACGGTCCAGTAATCAGAACCTTGGTCTTCACCACCATATTGATCAACTACTTCATAAACAATTAGTTGATTATCTAATGCTGTTTCAGTAACATCATCACAATATTCTTGCATCATGCATTTTAAGGAACGTTCGTTTAATTCCTCAAATACGATCTCTAAAGTTTCTTTAAGACTCATATAGCACTCCTTATTTCTTTTCAAACACAGTGATTGTTTTTTCTGCAGCTTGTACTTCGTAGAACTCTTCAAAAGTTGAACCATCGTAAGATGCATACCAACCATCAAACTTGATGAATACCACTTCGTTTCCATTGGTAAATGAATACACACTCCAGTAGTCAGTACCTTGATCTTCACCACCGTAGCTATCTTCTAGTTTAAAGTTGATATTAGCTTCAGTGAGTTGACGTTTGAAGTCTACTACATTATCTTCATCCCATGTATATGGTTTATCCATAACATCACCACCGTGAAAAGCATCTTTAACATCTTCATCAACTCCTACAAACATGGTGCTGATTTTATCAATTAAACGTTCAGTCATATTACTCCTTTAGTAAAATTTGTTTAACATTCTCAAACTTAGCAGCATCAAACATATCCAAGACTTCTGTATAGTTGTCAATTGCATAGTCACGAAACCAACCTGAACACAGTGTAGTACAAATCTTGTTGACCGACTTGTAAAACGCTAGTTTAGCTGGAGCTTCCCAATCGGTAGGTACTAAAAACCTTTCGGTTGAGATAACATAAGCTTCTTCTGCAATGCATCTAAGTTTGTCTGCATGGCTTAGATTGTACCACAGATTTTTATCACACCACGCTAACTTTGAATCTTTTTGTAGTTTTTTATACAAAGGCTGTTCGTGATAAGCAAACAACTCATGTAAGTAATCATGATTGTACTTCTTAGTTACTGCATCATCAAAGAAATCTTCTACTGTTTGCATCAAGTTCGGATTACCTTGTGGATAAGCCGACATTGTAAGCTTAATGCGCTTATTGAGTACAGCTTCATCTTTATCAGTAAAGAATGCACGATATGACTTCAAATGCACATTGTATTGTGTCATATGCTTTTCAAACTTACGATCACGCCATAGGTGACTGCGCTTTACAATTGCAAGACCAATCGGGTTAACTACATAGACTCTTTGACCTCCAATTGTAATGTAGTGCGTACTAGCATAATTCAATAGATCATAGTTACCAATTGTATCGAACGTATGATTTTCAATACGCAAGGCACGATCTTGAATTTTATGTTCGCTAATAATGTCCCAATCTGAATCAGGTCTTACTTTAAAAGTAGCACTCCAGTATTGCAATGCTTGTGAACCAATCAGTAGATTTTTCATGTTTACTCCTTAGTTATAGTTCAGTATATTCCGTATCTTAGTTTTAGTCAACTGTCTAGGCGCAAACAGGCCACCGTCCAACTTTAACCCAAATAGTAAACCACGTTCGTTTACCCAACCTGAAATATACTGAACTATAACCACCTTCCCTAAAAGGTATTATAGTGTCTTGTTACATCCGGACGACAATCCTTTGGTCTAAGAAATCCGAATGCGAAGTCCACCATCACTCGCATCTTTTTCCAATTCCCATCACTAGGGAGGTTGATAGGGCTTGCACCTACCTCGGGTTGTACTCACTTCTAGGGATATGAAGCTTGCAGGGAACCGGGACTAATTTTATGGTGTACGTTGTAAGATTCGAACTTACATCTCAAGGTTTTCACACCTCATGTCATATTTCCCTAACATTTAGACCAAACGTACATATCTGGTGGACAAAAGGAGAATTGAACTCCTGTCTTCCTCCTATGCTATTAGGAAGTTTCACATCAGCATCAGATGATTAACCCATCTTGTCCATATTTGGTGCGAGTGGAGGGATTCGAACCCCCGACCAATGGTGTAGAAGACCAGTGCTCTATCCAACTGAGCTACACTCGCTTAACCTCAATTATACATCAGTTTCCAACTTTGTGTCAATACTTCGCAAAATATTTTCTTTGATGTTCAAATTAGCTAACTTGTTCAGGTCAGACTTAGGCATCTGCATACAAGCTCTGAGCATACCATCTTTATATTGTTCTAAAGTGTGATGCTCTTTATTGTACTTATAAATGTAACTCATAGTTCCAACCTCCAATTTCGTGTGTTTTAAAAGTAGCTTTTGACATGCTAATCACATGTTCAGGTAACTTCTTATGAGTACCAGCAAACCACTCGTCTTCAAAGCAGCATAGCATCTTGGCAAGATCATGCTCATAAATTGCATCATACACCCAAAATGGTAAAGCACCCCAACTCACGATTGTACTCCAAAATATTCCTTGAGAATTTTACGAATGTCTCTAGCGTAATATTTAGCTACAGAATCGGCTACACCAGCATACTCAAAACGATTAGCTAAAAACTCCAGCATTTCTTTTGGATTAGTAGCTACAGGATCATTACACCCACAATCACAATCTTCGTTCATGTTAAACCTTTCTAATAACTAGCTTTTCAGCTTCATTCACATAGTAGTCCAAGTCAACATCATAACCGAAATCAGCAATGTTGTTGCAGGTCTTTACATTCCAAGATGTATCAATACCTAATCTACGATCTGACTTATCTTCACTGTCCTCCAATGCTGGCATCAACTTGATCAGCTTACCACCAGTCTTACAAGGGTAGTACCTGCAGATGTTCTGTTGTTGCTCTACACGACCATCTTCAAATTCTAGCACAAGCTTTGAACTGCGAGGAACTTTTGTGCGTAGCATAAAGTCAAAGAGATGACCTTGATCAAGTCGCTCTTGAATGAACTCACGTACATCCTTGCCATGCAGCATAGCAGCTTCTGCAGCCATTGGAATCACCAGACCACCTTGGTTTTGATGCCATCCCAAATCTTCATACTGGTATGCACCTTTACGCTTTGTCTTACCATTTGTGTACACAGCAATGTAGTTGTTAACATCACGAATGTACATGTTCTGATAATCCACGAATTCCAAATCAAGCTTTACATCCTTTTGCCACTGAGTGCAAATTGCATTGTACTGCTCTTCAGTATCTCGTGTCATAGCTACAGTCAAACCGTCTGTATTTAGCTGCACAAGTTTAAGCTTTGGAATCTGCAACAAACGATCTGCAAGCATCAACAAAGATAGTTGACCATTGATAGTAATTGACATTGTAAACTTCGGATCATAGAACACAGAGTATTTATCATTGCTCTTACCATATGTACCATTCAGTGCAAGTTTAAGCATTGCGTTTTCTGCAGTGTTCTTTGCATATGACTTGCGTTGCTCATACATATCTTTATAAATAACGCAGAACTCTTCACCAAGATGCTCAGGGTAAATCTTATTTGAGATAGCGATGTTTGGATACATTGAACTAACGTCAGCATCACGAACCATGTAGGTTTTACCAGCACTGACAATCTTTTCAGTCAATGATGCATGTACACCACCTACACCAAAATCAATGCGATAACCGTCTACAAGAACGTTTAGTGTCTCAGCAATACGGTAGCATCCCCAATAGGATTTCTTGGGCACTCTGACCTTCTTAGGCTTCTTACTGAGGTCTGGACAACCATCTGCATCCAATACATGTTCAGTCACATGCTCACCGTTTGCATCAAACAGATATTCTGTAGCTTTGAGTTCTTCAACTTCAATCCAACCCATAGGATGCTGATTCTTGAAGTCATCAGTATCTCGCTCAGTTGGCACACCCTTGAACTTCTTGCGCTTTACAGTAAGCTCTGCATACTTTGCAACCTCACCAAGATTGTGCTCTTCAATATCTGAAAACACACCTTTAGTCTCAGTGATAACCTGCTTAGAAAACCAGTCATAAACAGCTTGGAATTCTGGACGATCAAACTTGTAGTACTTGAACAAACAGTCTTTAATTGCGATCTTGTCTCGCTTGGTTTGCATCATGACTTTCTTACCGTCTTTGAACTTATGCAGCTTAACACCTGAATCCTCAAGCTTCATTTGAAAGTATTCAGCACCAATCTTTGTATCGTCTGCATTGGTAAAGTCACGACCAAGCTTAATACTCAGATTATCTCTGAATTCAATTTGTGTAAGAGATTTCAGATAGAACGCAAGTGTACATCGCACATCATGCATGTTGTAGGTTTTCAGCTTGTCGATTTCAGCATCTGTCAATTCAGCATCTACAGCGTAAGGCAAGTCTTCGATGTTGTCCATACGCATGTTGAATTCCAGCATCTTTAGACCAGTGGCTTTCGCCTTATTGTTAAAGTGATGAATGCGATATAAGTCAACTTGTGGGATAACCTGTTCATCAGTTTTGATACTGTGACCGAAACCGTTATCTTTGAAAGAGTCAATCTGCTTTTGTGCAAGCTTGTGTACAGCAGCAGCAACTTGCTTACCACTCTTAGCTTCCCAAGACCTACGATTAGTCAGTACTTCATGCAGGATCGGATAGTCGAACCCTACGTTGTTAAAGCCTACCAAACGACCTACAGTAGCTTCAATGTGATCTACACAAGCGTAGATACGACCAAGTTCATTTGTGCGCTCAGAAACCTCAAATACTCGTGCAAACTTACCATCTGCACGAATGACAGCAAACGTAAACGCTGACTTGTACGTTTCAATGTCATAAATCCAGTCTCTTGTCAAATCCATTTGTACTTCTCCAATAAAGAAAACCTAGAGTCTATCACAACTCTAGGTCTACGTCAAGCTTAATTTTGGTTGTTCAACCAGTCATCTAAGTTGTGCAAAGTATGCGTGTCGTTATCATAGTAGACGTTACCAGCAGGTCCAGTCAATCCACAAATACGATTCTTACTGAGTACAACTTTGGTTGTATTGCGTTCGGTTGGGTCTTCTGCGTATTTATTTCGACTTAGCAAAATGTTAGCTGAAGCTGATTTAATAATAGTAGAACTACCCTGAATTTCTTCTTCTGTGAATGCACCACCCTGTGAAGAGTTTTGTACTCCAGAAGCTGATTTACGAACGTGGTTAATGAAGATCAAAGTTACATTGTGACTCTTAATGATACCCTTGGACCATTTCATAAACAACGCTTGGTCTTCGTTTGATAAACCATCAAGAATGTCCTGCAAAGGATCAAGCACAATGATTCTACAACCGCATGATACTACAAGTTCTTCTACTGTATCTTGAATCTCTTCGATTGTACCATCACGATTATCAAGTAGGTAAAAGCGATGCTGACCATCTTCATTGTAGAAAAGCTCATTTGCTTTATCACGTACTTTGTCAGATTCCAGCAAGTCTTTCTTTGCGTTGTCATCTTGAATCAACGATAGTTTACGACTCAAATGCCGACCTAGTAAAGTCTCTCCATATTGACCTGAATCTAACTCCATAGAAACAATACCGATTTTATGCGGCGAATTGAAAATCCAGTGATAGATCATTTCATTAACAAAAGATGTTTTACCAAGACCAGTACCTGCAGCAATATTGATGATGTGACCCAACGGTAGACCACCAACAAGCATTTCGTTCAGTGTATTCATAAATGGTGGAAACGGTACTTTCGCAACTGTAGCTTGAGCTAGAATCTTATCGTACAGTTCACCAGAACCAAGTACACCAACTGGTGTGTATCGCTTTGCTTCATAGAAGTTGCGTACAAACTCTTCCTCTTTACCTTCTTCAAGATAAGTATTAGGGTCTTTGTATCGCATGTGCATAATCTTAACTTTACCCTTGGGTAGAGCCTTGACTACTTCTTCTGTTGCTTCTTTACCAGCTTTGTCATTGTCATAGCACACAATAATTTGATCGAAGGTGTCGAAGAAACGATATTGAGCAGCAATTTGTTTGTGTGAATTAGCACCAGTAGTAGGGCTAACAACAGCAGTTTCATAACCAGAACCACGATTCTTGTTATAGTCCGAAAGCATTTGATAAGCAGATAACGCATCTAATTCACCTTCTGTGATTAGAATATATTTTCCACCACGGTTAAATTTAAACTGCATGAACAATTCGCATTCAGCACCAGTGCGACCTTTAGAATAAAAGTTCTTTGGTACTTCACGGATTTTGTATCCTACAATCTGACCATCTTGAGTAGCTGGATAATATTGCTCTTCAACATCACCATCTTCATCATACGCATAACGTACACCAAAAGGCTTTGTGGTTTCATCTCTTAGTCCACGAAAACCCTTACCAGCAACACCAGTTACAGATTTGATGTAATCATTCTCTTCCAGTGTCATAGCAGGTTTACCACTAGGTTTAATTTCCATACTCTTTTCTTCCTTTGTAATTGATGTTCTAACTCGTGTAGTCTTCTTGGAATTTTGTTCCTTGAATTCACTAGATGGTTTCACAGCTTGACATGACCAGCAATATGATGAACCACCTTCGTATAATGCTTTAGCATCTGAACTTCCGCATTTTTCACAACTTGTATGTTTAATAAAGTTTGCCACCGTACATACCTTTCTTTGATTTCAAACCCATTGTTTTTATAAAAGCACCTATAGATTCTGATGTTTTACCAAATGCTCTGCCTATCTTAGCATTACTCCATCCATTGTCTCGTAAAATTAAAACAGCCTCTCTACAAGTATTATAATCGTAGTTCAAAGAGCGAAGATTATTTTCAAGAGCATGAATAGCATTCTCTCTTCTTGTACACCATTCTAAATTATCCAAGTCATTATTAGATTTAATACCGTCTTTGTGGTTTACTACTAAATCTTCACAACCTTCATTGTATCTGAAATTAATCATCAATAGTCTATGTATCCTGTGAATTTCTTGAGTATTATTTCCGTATAACATTACATACTTATATCCATTAGAGTCAGTTCGGTGTTTTAAAAACTTCTCTTTTAAAGTTCTAAAACCATTTGAACATCTTACAACTCTAGGAGGGCAATAGATTTGTCCGTTTTCATACAAAACATACAATCCCTCCATCAATGAGACTGACTGTAAAATTTTTAAATTATCATCTAATGCCAATTCTACTCCTTATTCATTTTTGATCAACCATTTATTTGAGATAGCCTTAAAACTACGATCATGAATGCTGTTACTCTTGAATACAAGACCTTCACGTTCAGAAGCATTAAGTTCTGACTTACCTTCAGCTTGTGCAAGAATACCCGAAACACTTTCACCTACAAGCGAAATGTCTTCAGCAAGAATTGGTACATGCTTTAGACCCAAACGCTCACACGCAGCTTTAAGTTGCACAGGCAAAATGTATTGCCCTGTATGAGTATTGTACATGTCATAGACGTAGAAGTCAAGCTGAGTTTTGTACTGGTTACCTTGGATGCCTTCACCAATCATCTCACCTTGGATAGCCATACCCTTCATGAAATTGCGGCGCATAATATCCTCAACTTGGAACTTACGTGCTACTTTCCAGAATGAATTTGCTTCGTCTTCTTTCAAATCTAAGTTACGTGAGCATACATGAAATACGTCTTCATCATCCAGATAGAACGTGCAAGAGGAACCGTCAAGCTTTTCAGTAATTGACCAAGTATCTTCTTGGAATTTACCATTAAATTCTTTTACAAGATTCTGAATACGCTCTTGATCAGTCTTTGGTACTAGTGCAGGGAAATTACCTCGTGCCATACCAGCAAGTTGAGCATTCATTGGGCGCTCCCATTTGAGGATACCAAGCTGTTCAGTTACATCAAGACCCTCAAGATCAGAAAACCACGGAGTAGGTCGAGGTCCAATTTTTGCTTCAAGATTTTTGTCAAGAGCTAGCAACAAACCTTGTGAGATTTGACCACGTAGTTTAATTGTGCGTAGACGTTCACCTTCTACACCTTCAAATACTTTTGGAAAGTGTCCAGCTTTGGTTAAAAATGGTGCAAGGGTTGTTGGAACCCACGAATCAATTTCAAGGTATACAGCAAGATCACCTGCAATATATTCACCCTTCTTTACTACGACTTTCCAGCCATCGACTACAGCGACTTCAATAGCGTCTGCACCTTCGATGGGTTCAATTGCTGCAATACTGCGAATGGTTGCGAGTTTACGTTCTGTCATTTGTTCTTTCCTTTCGATTTAAAATGCTTGATTGTGAAATAAGAGATAGTTTTCATAGCCAAACCAGATGATAACATACCTAGTGACAATACAGCTACTAAACCATCAAATATTTCTGACAATCCAAAAAGCATGAATTGCCACTTTGGGATAGGACTGCGTGTTTTATCAATCATAGATCATCCTTATGTCGAATACCAACTAGCACTGGAAAGCGAGGGACATTATATCCTGTTCCAACGTCAAAATATTTAACTTTTGCAAGTTGACCAATCAATGTTTCTCTGCGTTGCCACAAGTCTTCTCGAATTGCATCAGTCATACCACTACCACAACTGAATGTATCGCCTTTAGAGGTGCGTAGGATCAACGATCCCATTGTATCTAGGGCTACCATACCATCTTTAGCTGTAGAGCGTTCTGTGCGTCCTAATTCATTGGTCTTTGCTTCATTGGTGTTGGTGTACTTCGGTTCCCAACCAATGATTTCAAATTCATTATCTACAAAGCGTTTGACCTTTTGTAGTTCTGGATTTTTAGTACCAGAGCGACCGCATTTATATGGCGCATTTTCATCTCGTAGCATTACACCTTCTGCACCCATTTCAAGCATTTCAGCTTCGAAGTCATCAATATCCGACATATCTACTACAGGATAGTGTGGAAGCATTACGACTCTTTGAGGTACACCTGTCAATGTCTGCAGACGTTTATAGCGGTTAATCCAACTCGCTGTCGGGTGATACCTGTCGAACACATAGAACTTAAAATCAGGTTCACCACTCTGACGCATAACTCCAGAAGTACTTTGATTGAATACATCAGGTGCATTCTTATCGCCTACGATCAGTTCACCATCCATACCTTCTAAAATATGCGCCCAATAGTTTACATAAGCTTGTATCTCCTTGTTTGGAATCGGTTTGAGACTGCGTGAGTAAGCCACACCCATAAATACAATGCAGCGAATACCATCAAGTTTTTCAGACATGTACATGCTAGACGGTTGTGTCTTGACTTTGGTGTGCTCGATTGCTAACTGCGGCTTAAAGCCTTCTGGAATTGTCATCAGTGTTCTCCAATCTTAAAAATGCGGTAACGTTTGTTGCCAAGCTTCAAGTATACACCAGCATAGTAGAAAATTTTAGGTGATTGCCAAATTAACTTAGGTAGATTCATCTTCAGCTTCCCATTCTGCAATAATTCGTTGTGCTTCTTCAAAACCTTCCCAATTATCTACGCCAGCAGCTTCCAATGCACATAACCAACGGTCACGTTCAAGTAGTTTAAAATATTCCTCTTCAGGAACCATTGCGATTTTATCACCAATATTCATTTCGTTTTCTCCTTAACTTTACTTTTGATAACATCAAGCTCTTCTGCAAGCTTCAGTTCAATAAGTTCCACTGTCTGTTTACCAATAGTACTTTCCATAACTTTTTCACCAGTATAAGCACCAGCCATCATCCACATTGTGCGTTCGCTCGGTAGCAACGTACTGATTGTACCACAAGTTAGAATCAACACCAGAGGCCACTTGTAAAACTTACCACGAGTTTTCCAAGAGGATTCATTTGATATTAGATAACCAACAGTGTATAGACTGAATAAAACAATACTGGTAATAAAAATCAAACTTATAAAACTTGCTACATTGGTAATTACACCTGCAAGATAAATTACAAAAGCTAAACTCATCGCTGCACCACCTGCAAAATCATGTTAACACCTTGTATGACCATCTGTTGTTCCATAGGATTCAACTGATGCCATGTGCGTTTGTCACCGAACTTAGCTGCTACTGCAGACCAAAACCGTTCTAAATCACTCATAATTTTCCTTTCGATAAGCTAATTCTTGTTTCATCAAGTCCTCTACGTAAGTACCCTTGATGTGCCATTGAGTCTCAAGTATAGCATGAATATGATCATCTTCCATTTCGCACAAGCAAATATATCTTCCATGTGGCAGATACTCACCGTTCTTACCGTAGGATTTCCATACAAAAGCTTCACGAATAGTCTCAAAAGGATCGCTTAGGCATACATCCATAGATGTAGCAGGTGTTGTATTTACGCTACGGCGCAAGTAATCATTACCACCGTCTACAACATAAGTTTCACCAGAAAACTTATCTGTGTACTCTTTGTAGTCATGTCTGTGATAGCTACGCAGGTAAGTACCATCAGGTGTCATGATAGCGTTGCAAATAATAGTTTCATTCTTCATCTTCATCACTCCATGTTTCTACAACTTCAGGGTCATTTGCTGTTGGATCAAAGAATTCTAGCGCATATTTGATAGCTTCAGCTTCATTGAACACATCATCAATTACCAGTGTTTCTTCAACTTTGATAGTTACAAAATATTTCATTTTATCTCCAAACAATAAAAGGAGAGCCGAAGCTCTCCGTTTGTTACTTACCTACGTTAACCATTCCCTTGAAATCCATCGGTACAACAATCGTATGTACACGACCTGCTGCAATACCTTCTGCAATCTTCATTTGTGCTTGAGCTTGCATATAAGCGATAGATTGACCAGAGTTAGAACTCAGTGCAGCCATGCGCTCAGATTCTTTCTTAGCAATATCAACTTCAGTTTGCTTAATCTTTAGTTCATTCTGAGCACGAACATAGTTGGTAGCAGACTGCAGGATTTCAGCATTGGGTAGAATGTTACGCACTTGCACAACGGTCAATGATACAGAACCATCTAGTTTTTCAGCTTTGAGTTGTTCATGTACAGTATCACGAATTTGCTCTTCAATCTTAGCACGATTGTCTGCAACCTCAAGTGACTTATAGTTACGAATAACTTTGTACGCTGCATTATTAACCAGTGTACCAATGTATGAATACATCAAATAGATATCACCTTTTTGTTCAGCGTGAAAACTACGACTCTTGGTTGAGTACAATTCAGCTACAGCAGTTGGATTCAGACCATAAACAACAGTCATGTCAAAATCAGCCAATGCACTATTGTCTGCAGTCATTGGTGTTTTGTTGTCAAGGTTGATTGTGATATCTCGAACTGGAAAAGTCAACACAGAACCAACAAGAGTTTGATTCCATGAACCTTCTCGTAGTTCAGAACCTTCAATTTGCTTTGATGCATTGACACGTACACCAACTTCACCTGTTTCAATACGAGTGCAACCTGTAGAAGCCAAGGCAACTACAACAGCAAGAATAAGACCTTTGATAAATTTCATAAATACTCCTTTTAGTTAAAACAAAATAACAATGCCAGCCAGAATTGACACAGCAATGAATCCAAAGAATAGCAAGTATAGCACAGTTTTCACTGCTTGCCACTTTGCTGATGCATCTGATTCTTTAAAAAAGAAAAAGACCATTGCTACAATCAGTGTAGCTAATGCAAGTACAAAAATTAGTTTGATCATGAATTTTTCTCCTTAAATAATTTCAGAACTTCTCTTACTGCAGGTACATACATGTCAGCTTTTTCACCCCATGACCAACCTGCATCAAGAAAGATATTTTCGATTTGTCTATCGGTTAGATCAACCCATTCTGAAGGTTTCATACCAGCTTTATAGCCATCAGCATAAGCTGCCTCGATAGCTTGTTTTACTTCCTCAAGTGCATTTAAAGCTTCTTGTATTTTACTCATGAATTTTTCTCCTTAAGTTTGGCTTCGATGTTGTCCATCAAGTCGCCAAGGGTTTCCCACGGAATTCTGCGAACAGTCAACTTGTCTTCATCCGTCAGCCCAACCCATTGCCGCTGTGCTGCGGGTGGTATCGCCTCTGCATGAACCTGACCGCACTTGCGACACATCGTTTTTTCTTTGCTCTCGTACCAGCAGGGCTTCAACGCCACAGGCTCCTGCACAGGTGCTGCATTAGCTTCAGCTTCCAACCGAGTATTACGAGCACGTAACAAACGATTCTCTTGCTTTAGTTCTTCAATGTAATTTTGCATACGTTCTTCTGCTGTACTCATAGTTTCTCCTTACTCAGATACTTATTGGTAAAATATTTATAAGCCTCAAATGATACCCTATCCATCCAAATAGTAATATTTGAAGTACTTTGTATATTTTCCGTCCAAATTCTGGTAATAGTTCTCAAAGTGCATTCACCAATAAAACCGTCATTACAGAAAGTTTCATGGTCCCTAATTATAGTTCTAAATTCTTCTTCAGTTATAGAAGAGATAAAGTCATTCCAACTAATCATACTTTCTCCATCTTAATGTTCTTGAGAGTAGGACTCTTACGCATTTGCATCAGATGCCAGCTTGCACTTTTATCGTCACAAGCGTAAGAACGATTGCTGATTGTACCATCGTTTTTAACTTCTTGCCATGTCAAACGAATGTTTTTAATGTCTTTTGCTTTTAGCTTCATGATCCCATCCCTTCAGATGCAATTGGTTTGTACACTGTATTACGAGTGATGATTGTACCATCAAAAAGAACTTTTCTAACAACTGATGTTCTTACATCAAAGCAGTTACCTAGTGCTGGATGAGCGATCACATACTGTAGATGTGCTACAGGTTGCTTAGGATCACCATTCCAGTTAGAAAACTGCGGTACACCTATATAGTATACTACTGGTTTTTCTTGCTCCTTCTCTACGTAAGCAACTTTTGGAATGCACCCATGTTGCATACAGTGCTGTACTGTTTCGCATTCATCGCAAATAACTCTATTCATAAAATACTCCTTTGTTTGTGTTTAAACTTATGCTTAACTTCAGTAAGAACTCAAGTTATTACCTAAGTTATACTTTCCGTAGGAACCGCAGCATAGCCTTTTAGAGCGTAAACCTAAGTTTACCTCTTTATGGCTTGGCTACGATTTCTTTCCGTGAGGTATCGCTTGTCATTCAATGAATACACAGGGAACTTACGCTCTACCAAGTATACACCCTTTTACCTAGACAAGATGGCAAAAGCCACATAGTTCGGTTGGGATTATCGGTCAATTGCTCAGACCTGAAGTAGTTACCGTTCTTCATACCCATGAGCAGCACTGTAACAGATTTTCTTGGTCTTGTCAACACCTTTTGCGAATAAATTGGTAAGGTAAACTTACTTTAATTGCACTTGACTATTTGTAAATATTTTGCTATAATTATAAAGCAATAGCTAAAGTAGTCATGAACTTTAGTAATAAGAGCAGCTTCCCGTGGCTGCTTTTTGCTTTTTGCTTTATAGCACGGGTGTTTGACGGGAATCAAGTATGTATAAGAAATGTGGTAAGTGTAAAGAATTAAAATTATTTTCTGAATTTTATAAAGATAGGTCTAATGTGGACGGTATTGAGGGTCATTGTAAAATATGCCGAAAAAAGCAGAAAGTTGATTATTATAGTACTAATAGAGATCGTATTCTGGAATGCCGTAAAAAGTACGCAAAAGATAACAAAGATAAAATATTAAAGTATAAAAAAGATAGTGAAAATAGAAGGCGCTCGTATGGAAGAGAGTATTACATTTTAAATAAAGAAGAACGTAAGGCTTACAGAGAAAAGAATAAGTTAAAAATTAAATTACAGAAAAGACTTTATCGTTCAACTCACAGGTCAAAATTCAATGCAAAATCAGCAAAACGTAGGTCTGCAAAGCTCAAAGCTACTCCTAAATGGTTAGCAGATGTAGAATTGCAACAGATTCAAGAACTTTATGATGTTGCACAGGCCTTTAAACTATACACAGGTCAAGAGTATCATGTAGACCACATTGTTCCGCTTCAAGGTCAAAACGTTTGTGGTCTTCATGTGCCTTGGAATCTTCAGGTCTTGCTTGCTAAGGAAAATTTGATTAAGCACAATAAATTTATAACTTGAGCTACACCCTAGGTTAAACCCTAGGGTCTTTTTTTTGCATTTGATGTTGCAAAGCTGAGTTCTTGTGATATGATACAGACTTCAACAACACAACTGAAAGGAACTTAACATGATCTTGAAATCTGAATTTGCTCACCTCGTGGATCGTTTAGGCTTAGAAGATGGTGAATTAACAATTGCAGAAATTGTCTGGGAACGCTGTGAAAAAGCAATGCAAGGCAAACCAGTACAGGAAGCTGCACTTCTTAAAGAGCCGTATGTATTTGCAGCAACAAAACGAGCAACTAATGAGTTTACACGAGAAGAAGCTCAATTCATGACTGATCTCACACGAGACTTTCTTCGCACTGCACAATCAAATATGCGAGTTCTTCGTAGTGACATTCAAAGTGTTTGGCTACTATGTGATCCAGATGACGAACGAACAGATCATTATTTCAATGAACTAAACGCTTTGCGTAGTTATCAACGTAAAATTAATAGTTCACTACGCAAACTTGAAAGCATTCAACATAAACTGAAGAAACAACGCTGATGAAACTACGGAAACGCTACACTATTGTTGCTACGTGCTTTGATCGTAAAGGTCGAGTACTTGGTTCTGGTACAAACAATTACAACAAGTCACACCCATTGATGCAGCACTTTGCTGTAAAAGCTGGAGAGTCTAACGACAAGATTTATGTACATGCAGAACTAGCTGCTGTGCTACAATCTGGACGTAAAGATATCCATAGTATCTTAGTGCAGCGTTTCCATGAAAATGGTGATATGGCAGTTGCTAAACCATGTCCAACTTGTCAAGCTATGCTCAAAGGTTTTGGTGTTAAGCTTGTTCGTTATACATCTGAAGAAGGAATCAAGGAATATGAAATTTTATAATCCGTTTAAACCACACATTGTGCAATTTGCTGATAAATATTTGGTAAGACGATGGAGTGTAATTTGTTGGGAATACAAAGAAACCAGTACATGGCAAAATGATGAACCCCATTGGTGGACACTTTGGGAATACGTTAGAAAGTACTGTATTTGTAACTCATTAGAACAAGCTCGTGCTCTAAGAGACAAAGAGTGGATTGATCCAATAAAGAAACCTAAAGTAAAAACGAAAGTAATTCATGGCTAAAGGAATTAAATGTGTATAATAACACTAGATTATAATCAGGAACTATTTAAGGAATTGTTCTATTATGACGAAACAAGCGAATCAGGTTTAAGATATAAACACGGTAATACTTGTAAAGGACCAAATAGAAGATTTGCAAATGATGTAGCGGGTAGCATCAGAAGTAATAAAGTTTGGATCGTAAAAATTAAATCAAAAGCATATGTTGTTCATCGAATTATCTGGTATTTAACTTTTGGAAATATTCCAAGTGATTTAGTTATTGATCATGTCGATGGTAATGCTCTTAATAATGTTTTATCTAACATGAGATTAACCACACAACTTGTAAATAATTCAAATCATGCAATGCAACTTAATAATACTAGTGGAAAAACTGGTGTATATTTTCGTAACAATAGTTGGATAGCACAATGGAATGTAAATGGTGTGCAGAAAACAAAAAATTTTAAAACATTTCAAGAAGCTGCGGAATATCGTGATAAAATGATAAAAATTAATCACACATACACAGAAAGGCATGGTAAATAATGGCAACACCAAAACAAACAGACGATCTTTATATGGGTACTGCTTTACTTTATGCTAAATTATCAAAAGCTAAAAGAGCGCAAGTTGGGGCTTGTCTTGTTACGAACAATGGTGTAATCCTTGGGGGTGTGAATGGTACTGCTGTAGGTCGCCCTAACGAATGCGAAGATCGAATTTATCCAAACGAATACGCTGGTGATTTTGAACAACACTATGATGAGTTTGATTCTAGATTTCCACTGTTAGATGTCAATATTAGACGATATAGATTGGAAACTAAACCAGAAGTAATTCATGCAGAACTTAACTGCATCATGAAAGCTGCTCGTGAAGGTGTAAGCTGTGTCGATGCTACAGTTTATGTTACACTAGCACCTTGTGTACAATGCGCTGCTATGATGCTGCAAGCTGGAGTTAAGCGTGTTGTATATCTGCAACAGTACAGAGATGATTCTGGTGTAAAGTTACTGCAGGAATCAAATGTAATGGTACAATTGTACGATCAACTTTAAGGAGAAACTAAAATGGCATTGAGAGATCAAAAAGACGTATTGATTGCTTGGATTAATGGTGAAAGTATTCAGGTTAAACTTGGAGATGTGTGGTGTGATTGTGATAAATTCGATGATCGTGGTACAATCAGTGTAGGAGGTACTTCTGAATATCGCATTAAACCAAAAGAAATTGTAACTACTACACATATTAAACCTGATTCATATAATAAAGGACTTCATATCACTTATAGTGGACAAGTGTACCCTCACAATATTCGTCTAACATGGTCGCCAGATGGTGAAACACTGTTGAAAGCAGAGGTTATCTGATGAAAACCTATAAAACAGCAGTAGTTGTAGAATCAGAAGTAACAATTCGTATTAATCCTAATGTAGATACTACAGAATTAATCAAAGAATTCAGCGAATGCATCTTCGGTGTAGATTCTATTGAGGAAATTGTAGAATTTGCATCTTCTCGTATCACACAAGGTGAACCAACGTTTATTGAAGGTATTGGTTCTGTAGAATACGATTACGGTCAACCGTGGGAAGATCATGTAATAATGCAGTACACCGTTTGGACTGATGTATCAACAGAGATTGTAGACTAATGCTGCGCTGGTCTGGTACAATCTTCTACATGATCAGTATGCTGCTGACTGCTCTAAATATTTTTCCTTTGAATCTAATATTTGGTGCAATCGGTGGTATACTCTGGTGTATCGTAGGCTTTTCCTACAAAGACAAAGCTTTGATTCTAGTGGAGGCTGCTTCTGCAGCTATCTATTTGTTTGGACTTTTACATTGGTGGATAAAATGAATAAACGAATTTATGAACTCGCTTTACAAGCTGAAATGGCAGCAAACAACGGTGACCACGTTGATGTAAAAATCATGATGGCTAAGTTCGGGGCGTTACTCATTGAAGAATGTATAGCTTGTGTAAGATATACAGATAAAGACTCAATCTTTACTGCTCATGACGCTGGTGTTGTTGGTGCTGCACATGATCGAGCAATGAAAGCTATTCGTAAACATTTCGGAGTTGAAGAATGAACGAACTGATTAAAGAACTTTCCCTACAGGCTGGCATTCATTTTGGTCGTAGTGCCACTTTAGATGGTAATGACATTGCTCGTTTTGTTACAACTTCTGATATGGAAAAGTTTGCCGAGTTGATTGTTCGGGAATGTATCGACATTGTTGGTGCTGGCGGAGAGTTTGCTAGCCGTCCTAAACTGGTTGAAAAGCTACAAGAACATTTTGGAGTTACAGAAGAATGACCGAACTATTCATTGCACTCGTCACGCTTGTTATTTTAGCATTTATTGCTAGTTTATTTTTTCTTTTTGATAATGAAATACTTCATGGGTATTTTGCCAAGAAGATTCGTAAATATTTTGGAGTTGAAGAATGAACAATAACATTAAAGCTGGCGCTGATATCAATGCTGGTGACGGTGGTTACAGCGAAGGTACATTAGAAGGTTATGAACAATTTTCTAAAGCTCGAAACAAATCCAGAGGTAAACCTACTCTATATTTAATCCGTGGAGTTCCCGGTTCGGGTAAATCAACCTTTGCACAAGTACTTCTTGATGAATTTGTAGTACAACGTATCTATGAAGCTGATCAATACTTTGTACAAAACGGTGAATACCAGTTTGATCCTACACTATTGGAAGATGCACATAATCAATGCAAGCGAAATACTTGGCTTGCGCTGTACGAAGGTATGTCAGTTGCTGTATCAAATACATCTTGTGCTGAGTGGGAAGTTGAAATTTATGCTACAATTGCACGAGAGACTGAAGCTAACTTTGTGAGTGTTATCATCGAGAATCGACACGATGGTAAGAACATTCATGGTTGTCCTGATGCTAAAGTCGAACAGATGAAGCGAAAGTTTAGTGTTAAATTGTAAAGGAATAAAATGCTGTTGACATATGATGAACAAATGCTACTAGTTAATCGTGGATTAGCTACACTCAAAAACGATGGTAAATACACAACGTTCAAATATGCACGTAAAGCAATGTATGAATATCTGTGGCATCAAATCCCTCAGTTGCTTGAATGCAGAGGTCATGTATATGATAATGCTATACATACTCTTGTGCAAGCTGCTCCACGTAAGTCCTTCAATTATCTTGAGCGTGGTCATTGGTTGGATATTCCATTAGATACTCCAGTTGAAATGTACAAGAAGGTCAATGGTTTTATGGCTTGTGCTACAATTCATGATAGTGAACTCATTGTATCTACTACTGGTACTACTACAAGTGAATATGCTAAATGGGCTAAAGAGCTGATCCAACGTGATTATAAGTATTACGATTTGGTGATCGAACGAGAAGTTACTACACTATTTGAAGTGGTAGTACCTCAAGACCCACACATTGTTCAAGAACGTGAAGGGCTGCATTTGCTTGGTGTGCGTGAGAAGGTTAACGGTAATTTTCATCCTATGGGTGAAAGCATTCGTTGTACTCTTTCACAGGCATTGGAAATTGCAAAGTATGATCGTGGTGAAGGCTTTATGCTGTATCCTATGCTACCCAATGGTTTGTATGATTACAACAACTGCTGTAAACTAAAGACTCCATATTACGTTGGTAAAAAGAAATTGATGCGTATGACAGCAAAGAATGTTGAAATCATGTATAAAGATGTGCATCATTTTAAAGAACAGTTATCTAAAATGTGGTATACTGCTGCAAAATGCATTGTGAAAGATTTCAATAAAGATGCTTGGTTACAATCTACAGATCAGCAACGCAGATTAGTTCTTGATAATTTTAAATGGAATGAACATGCAGGGGCATAATTTTAATCGCACATTACACGCTAAAGGCATGTTTGTGTATTGTAACAACTGTGGCCTTATTCGTTTGAATAATCGAGCAACTGAAAAGCAGATTAACAAACCTTGCGTTGGATTGCGAGAATTAGAAGACGAAGAGTATTTAAAACTTAAAGGACAAATGAAAGGTAGAAAATGAAAATATTTACAAGTGATCTACACCACATGCATAATCGCATTGTTGAATTCACCAATAGAGGTGAAAGTACAACACAAGAAAATCACACGCAGTGGTTAACTGAAGTATGGAACAAGAATGTAAGCTCAGGTGATCTTGTTTATCACTTGGGAGATTTTTCATTTGCTAAAAAATATGATGAAATTGTAAAGTTTACCTTTCACTTGAACGGTCAAAAGATTTTCATCAAAGGTAATCATGATAAGCGAGAGCATCTAGATCAACTTGTGAAAGATAATTTGATTCAAGCATGGTATGATTACAAAGAGATCAAACTCCAAGACATTCCTACTGTACTATTTCACTTTCCTATTGCAAGTTGGCATCGTCAAAGTCATGGTGCAATTCACCTACATGGTCATTCTCATGGTAATTTTAAAGATTTCCGTGGAAAAATGCTTGACGTAGGGATAGATTCAGCATATAATCTGTATGGAGAGCACAAGTTTATTACAGAAGATGAAGTAATAACTTTCATGCAGCACGAAGATATTTACACAGCAGATCAACATAGAAAGGTTACAGATGCAAAAGATTGAAGATTACACCACAGCAAAGCTAATTGCTTACTCACAGGCCACCGAAGAGTTTAAAGGGCAGTTTAAGACCATTAAAGACCTTGTGGCATACTGCGCTAGGGTAAGTAACCCAAGTAACCAACTCAACATGGAAACTTCTGATAAGTTGATTGGTTATCTATTGAAGCACAAGCACTTTAGTCCGTTTGAGATGGCAAGTGCTACTATTGAAATTGAAACAACTCGTGATATTGCACGACAGCTATTGCGTCACCGTAGTTTTACATTTCAGGAGTTTAGCCAACGCTATGCAGACCCTACAAAGGACTTGACGTTTGTAACTAGGGAAGCACGACTGCAAGACCCTAAGAATCGTCAAAACTCTGTTGTTACTGATAATCTAGCATTGCAATTAATGTGGGAGAACTATCAGAATAAAGTCATTGAAACTGCTAAGAATGCATATGCTTTTGCTATTGCAAATGGTATCGCTAAAGAGCAAGCTCGTGCTGTACTACCGGAAGGTAATACAATGTCTCGATTATATGTACAGGGAACTATTCGCAGTTTTATTCATTATATTGAAGTGCGTAAGGCTAACGGTACACAATTAGAACATATTGTATTGGCTCAAAAAGTCGCTCAAGCTATCTCGGAGGTATTTGATGTTGAATGAAATTGATATAAGAGATTGGGAAATGCTGACTACACCTTTGAAACTACAGGAGTTAAAAGAAGGTGATGTGTTCAGTGTATTTGGTGACAGTAAGATGTTCAAGGTTATGTGCAAGGCAAACGAAATCGTCTTTGCAGAAACTGCAGAAATCTTTAATGCTTTTGCACTACCTAGATTTATGGAGGTTTACCCGTGGGTTTCAAAGAAAAATACAAATCTAAAAAGTACAGACAACTGATTGAAATGGTAGCTAAGTCATCAGGCTACTACCAATATGAAGTTGAAGATGTACTGAACCATCTTGTTGGTAATATTCAAGTACTACTAGCAGAGGGAACTCCTATAAAGATCAGTGGGATTGGAACTCTCAAAGTAAAAAAGATGCATGTTTCTCGCTTACCGAGTGGTTCACTTGAAGAACTGTGCTATACTGCGTACAGGTTGTCAGTTGTATCTGACACCCAAATGCAATCTTACTTAAAGGAAAACTATGTTGACCCAACAGAAACCAAAAGCAGTAGTGACTTGGCCCTTCCCATCAGTTAATGGTGAACGTACTCAAGAAAGTCAAGAGTTGTTGGATAGTAAGCACTACACAACTAAAGAAGTGCTGGATACAAATGACTATGAGGAATCTTTGTTTTGAATAAAGAAAAATTCACAGTAGTTAGTATTGACAAAGTTCTAGCTAATAAAAAACTTCCGAATTGGTTGCTGAAAGCTGCATTTGAAGTCAAGCACTCAGGATATTTACCTGCTGGTGAGTATTTTGAGAAGCTTGATGATATTGAAGTTTATGAGATTACAAACGCTTTAGAGTATATACACACCAGTAACTTTAAAGAGTTTGAGATTCTTTCCAGTCAAGCACAAGAAGATATTGAAAACTTGACATTGCTTTGTTTTATCTTGGCTTTAGGTGAAGGTGAAATGGAAGTTGATGCAGAAAGTCTTTCTTCTATGATACAATATCTATTCTTACTTGCCAGTATTGAGCAATTGTTCAGAGAAGGCAAGGTAGAAGTAATTAGAGAGCATTATTCTCTATTCGGTGGTGATAAACCAGTTGTAAAAGCAAAGGAGTAAACGTTATGCAAGTTAAACTTGGACGATTCCCAAAAGGTGATACTGAACGTAAAATCAGTGTTAAAATTGACAAGTGGGATAGCTGGAATGCCGATCACAGTCTTGCTTTGATTACTGCACCTTTGTTGGTACAGCTTAAAGAAACAAAACACGGTTCACCTAATGTAGATGACGCAGATGTTCCTGAGCATCTACGCAGCACTGCAGCACCTCCTAAAGTCAATGAATGGGATACAGACGATAATTGGCATCCTCGGTGGGATTACGTCATGGGTGAAATGATTTATGCTATGCAAGAAATTGCAAACTATAAAGAAGGATCAAATATCTTTTGGGATCACTCAGAAGTTGATGAAAGTACTGATGTAATGCAGCAGATAAGAGCAACTAAGGTTGACGATAAAGGTCTGGAAGCGTATAATAATAGAGTTCAAAAGGGTTGTGAACTTTTTGGCAAATACTTTCAGGCGCTATGGGATTAACATGAAAACATTTAAAGAATTAGAGTCGCTGGCATATATGAATAATCTACCAAAGATTGCTGCTCTTTATGCACAGCTAGATGATAACGAAGTAGCCGAGTATGAAATTGAGAGACTTCATGCTAAAATTGATGATTTGGAATACGATTGTGAATATTATGAACAAAAAGTATTTCGATTAGAGGATAAGATTGAACAATTTGAAGATAAACTCGAAAAAATCAAAGATATCTGTAATGAATGAAAAATTTGATGTACAATCTAGGTTCTCTGAGGGTGACCTAGAGTATGTAACAGAAGAAGACAGCTATCAGGTATTACAATCATTTGATAGTTGGCACGAATATAACCATGAAAGGAATGAAGAATGACAGAACAAGAATTTCGCCAGAAACTAGACGTAGTAGTAACAGAGGGTCTAAACACTTTAGGCGCTGGTGTTGTGTACGGTCAGTTGGCTACAATGAAGCAATTCGTAGAAGTTGTATACGATAGTACTGTAGTAAATTATCTACAGAGTTCACAAATGAAAGCAGCACAAGAAGCAGAAGCTGCAGCACAAGGAGCAAAAGCAGAATGACACTCGATGATTTTCACATGGGGATTGTACACCTCTTCAGTGAAGCAAATAAATCAGGTCTAGATATTGGTGATATCTACCAAATTCTGAATGGTCAGACTATTATTGCTGAAACAATTTTAAAATTATCAATCGAAAATGCTTATAAAGAAAGGTTTAATTCACTATGAAATACGTAGTAAAATGGAACAATGGCTATTGGAAAGTTTTTGATACTCAAGAGTACAAAGATGCTTCAATGCATGGTCTTAAAACAGATGCTGACAAAGCCTGTTACAAGCTAAACCAGTACAACTAAGTAGATAATACCCGAGTAACCCTCGGGGTTTCTTTCGTTTCAATCAGGAGAATAAGTATGCAAATTGATAAAGAAGTTCTAATTGTTCGCAATACTACAGTACAACGTTTGTACGATGTGGTTGTTGTAAATTATTTTTCGGAAGATGTTCAATTCATCGTAAAAGGTGTACAATTCGAAGATGCTGTAGCGATGCAGCTTGAAATTGAAGAAACACTCAACTAACTTATCAAAGGAAAATCATGTCACAAGGTTCATATTTGCAAAACACCAAACGTAATAAAAAACGCTTTGATGATGGTGGTTATGAAGATGATTTGAAGCCGAATAAAAAGCAGAAGCAAAAGAAAGATTTCAGTAAACAACGTGAACAAAAGCGTGGTGAGTTTGTATGAATGAAGTACTTACCAAAATTGCAAAGGAAGCCAAGGTTGAGCATTGCATTAGCCATGTTCGACTGCAAGAGTTCGCTGAGTTGCTTGTGAAAGAAACAATCAATCAAATGTGCTGTCAAATGTGGGTGCATGGTATTGATCAGGCAAACAACCCTTCGTTCTATAAAGCAATTCAGGATACTGAAAAACATTTGGGAGTAAAATGATGAGTAATTTATGGTTTAACATTCGTTTTGGTACACGGCATTTTCAACTAAGCAATGACTGGGGATTTTCTTTTTCAGTTAATCCTTACTTTATTGATAATCCTCCAGCTAAATTCTTTCAAATCTATTGTATCTTTGGAAAGCACGTTGGACTATGAAAGAAACCCTGAAACGTTGGACTAAATATATTGTAATTTTCATGCTTGCTTTTTGGTTAACTGGTCAGTACAATGAATACAGACAACTCAAAGAGTTTGAGCATGTTCGTAAAGAGTTAATCAGACAAGAGCAGGAAGCTGTCAAAGAGCAAGAGCGTAAATGCTTGAAAAATGCACTATACTATGAAGCACGTAGTGAAGGTACTATCGGCATCTTGGCAGTTGCATCTGTCATTGAGAACAGAAAGAATCATGTCAACTACCCTAGTAGCTACTGTGGTGTCATTAAACAGCATAAGCAGTTCAGCTACACCCTAGAGGGAAGACCTGATGTAGAGCGTATAGAAAGGCGTTTAAAGGCTGCGGATAAGGTAATGTACGGCTATGTATCAGAAGTAGCAGATAACATGCTAGAAGGTGAATTTAAACCCGTTCTAGAGCACTCTGTTCTTTGGTATGCTCATAAAAAAATTAAGAACGCATGGATCAAAACTAAGCAGACCTATGCTACAATTGGCAATCATCGTTTTTACAAGGAGTAATTTATGAACAAACCACACAAACACGCAGAATGCATCAAGGCTTGGGCTGATGGTGCTGAGATTGAATACTGGTCTGATGTATATGCTGATTGGCATCCTTCAATTAATCCGTCTTGGCATCTTCAAACAACATACCGCATCAAACCACAACCAGTAATTGAAAAGAAATTCATCTTTGCACAGCATTTTGAAACAAAAAATACAAACTTTAAAGCTGAAATTTGGCCTGAAGGTTCCAATTACATTGGTGAAGCTATCATTCAGGTTACATTGACAGACGGTAAAGTTACAGCAGTAGAACTTTTGGATCAACCAATTTCAAAATAACCTTTATTTCCCTGTGGGTACATCCTACAGGGATTTTTTGTTGTATAATTCACTCCAGACATTAACTACTCGAAAGATTTCAAACATGCAAACAGATAAAATCATCGTTACAGCTTTCATCGACAAAGAATTCTATCATTTCATGCTCCCATATGGTGAATGGGTGATCAATGGTAAAGAATACACAAATTCAAATTATAAATCTGAACAGATTACTTCCAAAGAAGAACCTGTGATTTTTAAGGTTGAACGCAAAACCAATATTGTTCGTTATAAAAATGTTACTGATGAAAATATGATTGGTCTTAGCGTTGGTGCTTATGAAGATTCACTTGAAAGACTTAAAGCTAAAGGTAGCTGGTGTAATCTTAATGAAGAATTAGTTTTTATTTCTCTTGAAGATGAATTTGCGTATAAGAAATTTCTACGTGATTGGAAACCAGTAACTGAACAACAAATTCTAAAGCATCGGGTTGAGACTGAAGTTCGACATGCAATGCTTGATACTGGTTCACCCTTTATTAAACCACTATTTTGCATTGACCAGACTAAACCTGAGTTGGTTGAAGTTGATTTTGCACGATATCAAAAACATGTTGTGCATGAATGGTTGAAAGATTGCAATGTAACTGATTATGATTTTCCTAATCATAGTCATCTTGAGTATTTTAAAATTGGTAAAACTTACGTGTTCAACGGTAATCGTAATGAATTTAATGGTAGTAATCCCGTTCGTGTAATACAGGGTGTTGCTGCAGAACAACTTCTCGAAGATGAAAAGAAAAAGATCGAAGGTAAGTTATATGCTGTGCTATGCAGTCTTCGAGCAATTCCTGATGTGAATGTACGTCAGGTAACAAGTGAAATTGAAGCTGTACGTGCTTACTTGCTACAACATGCTGGTGATCGTGTATCCAAATCCCAAGTGGTGCAAACATGCCGCAATGATCTGCAGAAAATTGTAACAAGATTGGAAAATCTCAGTAAAGAAGTAATCTCTGGAGTATAATCTAGGCTTCAACACAAGGATTTCAAACATGAAGACATACAAATTCTACGCTGATCCGGGTCACGGTTGGCTTGCTGTCAAGATCAATGAGTTGATGGAACTTGCAATCATTACTCAGATCAGTCACTACAGCTACATGCGTGGTGGTACAGCATATCTTGAAGAAGATTGTGATGCTGCTCTGTTCTTTAATGCTTATCGTGATAAACACGGAGTGGACCCAAAGCATTCATGCACGCACACAAACAATCGTAGTCCAATTCGCAACTATGATGGCTATAATCGAAATAAAGCTGTGGATTACGCTTTGACTAAACTTGGAGAAAAGAAATGAAAGTTTGGATTGGATATGATGTCTATTACGACTACTGTAATGAGTGGCGCTCGGCAGTCAAGGTATTCGATAATGAAGTCAAAGCCTTAATTTGGAAAGCAGAATTTGAAGCTACATTTTGTGAATGGCGTGCATATGAAGAATTTGAGGTAGAATAATGCAGAAAAATATGACCTTGATTGATTTAGCAAACTTGCTGAACTACATTCGTATGTATCATTCACCATTTGCTGCGGGTTCAAAACGTAGGGTGGTTAAGTACGTAGACCCACATATTGATATGCGTACTGGTGAGTGCTTCAGTATTACTTTTCGTACATACGGCGCTGAATTCAACTTTTATACAACAAATGAAGAGCGAAGTAATCCAAAAAGTCTTTTCCAACGCTGTATGGATTGGTTAAATTCTGATATAATCTAAGCTTCAACAACAGGAGAATTTACATGCTGACAGTACGAGATACCAATATTGGTGAGTTCCAAGAAAAAGATTTTGGTAACTACTTTACTTACCGTAAAACTGACAATCCTTGGGCACTCCAAAACAACCTCACGCATGAAGTTGATGTAGGTGATGGTGTGCGTTTTGCTAATGTTCTGAAAACAGTAGTACACATGTGCGTTGATGAAGATGCTGAAGGTAAAGCTGTTCTTCATACTTGGAAGATCAAGAATCATATTTTGTACATGAAATAACCCTTTATTTTAGTCAACTTCTCGCACAGGCCAAAATCTGTGCTACAATCAAAGCTCACAAACCAACTGATGGAGTTTAAGATGCAAAAGATTCAAGCTGTTTACCGTGGTGCAACTTCCAGCACTGGCAATGAACGCAATGATTGCACAGTTCGTGCCTTGGCTAATGCAACAGAGATGCCTTATGAGAAAGCCCATGCTTTGCTCAAGAAACATGGTCGCAAAGATTGCAAAGGTGCATACTTCACTACGATGAAACCTGCCTATGAAGAAGCTGGCTTTGTTCTGTATGGTGTCTATGGTACAACTCGTGCTGCTCGTTATACTGCACACGTTACAAAGCAGAAGGCCAACGCAGGTACTACACTCGCAAAGTTGCTTCCTACCCTTGGTTTCGGTGAGTACATCGTCAATACTACTGGTCATGCAGTTGCTGTGGTCAATGGTAAGATCATCGACACATTCGACAATCCTGCAGGTAAACGAGTTGTTGCTGTCTTCAAAAAAGTTGATGGTGACTTCGGAATTTAATAAAATCTGTGCTACAATCTAATCTTCAACAAACGAAAGGAAATCAAATGTCAAGCTCTAAAGTTTTCGCCAGTATGATCGAACAATCGAACGGTAAGATGGTTACTGTCACTTTTATCAAACAAGATGGTACAACACGGGTCCTCAACGGTCGCCTTGGTGTTAAGAAATACCTCAAGGGTGGTAAGCTCAGTACAAACACCGATGAGTATATCAACATCTATGATGTGCAAAATAAAGGCTATCGCAGCATTAACCGCAATACAATCGTAGCTTTGCGTATGCAAGGTATTGAAGCTGTTGCAGTATAATTGGGGATAAAAATGAAAAGCTCAAAAATTATTGAATTGGCAAAAGAAAAAATGCCGATGACTTTTACTAGTCGGGAGGGTAATAAGGTGTCTCCTTATATTTGTGATCAAATTAGAGAAGTCTGTAATGAAAATGAATCGTACAGTAAAGGTCGTCAAATTAAGAATAAAATTGCTGAACTAATTGAAGATAACTTTTCTCTTGTAGATTGGGTTATAAACAAAGGATACGCCACAGAAGAAGAAATTTATGATAATCCAAAGAAAATGCAGCAGACTCGTTTGAATTTTATGGATGATCTGATTAAATATTACAAACAGATTGGAGATTAATATGTCTAAAATTACAATCGCTGAAATCCTGCATAATGCTGCAGATAAGCATTTGGCTGCTAAAGAAAGTCAGTATTGGGGTAGGGGTGGAAATAAAGAAAAATTCTCTTGCTGTGCAGTTGAAGAATCCGTAATTGATTTGCACAGGACTTTTACTAGTACTGAAGTGAATGCAATGTATGTTCAAATCTTGGCTGGTTTAAAAGAAATGGGTTGCCCTACTGATTCTTGCGATGCTTTTGATGATGCTTTTGAGTTCAAAACAGAAAATCAACAAGCTCGTTATGTATGGCTCAAATTTGCTGCTATGATGGCAGAAGAGCAGGGTGTATGAGCAAGAAGCTTAAAAAGCTGCAGCTAAAGCGCAGGAATCATCTTGTGGCTATTGTTATGCGTAAAGCTGTACAGAAGCACAAAGATCGTAAACGTGAAGCAAAGAATCAACATCAGGAGAATTGACATGAAAGATGAATTAGACTATCAAGCACTGATCGCAGAAGTAGCATTGATTGATCAAGATGCAGCAGAATACATGCAAGGTCCAATGCGTGAATGCTTTGGTTTCTCTACATCAGGTGATCTTTGGGAAGTAGTTGTGTGGGAACATACCGCACAAGGTACTGAATACTGGTATAATATCGCAAAACAATTGGAGAAACTATGAATAAATTAATTATCGGGCTAGCTATTATCAACCTATGCATTTGTATCTTTACATTAAATGTAGCAGGTATTTGTGGTTGGCTTGTAGCTTTGCTAGGTTACATTCAACTCGACTCTCATAATCTCTGAAATAGAAATATGAATACAATCACCTACAATTCTTTCAATGGTAAATTATTCTATGAAATGAGTAAACCTGAGTTAGAATATTGCATGGAGATTATCATGCAAATGATCAATGCATATAAACCAAGTATTTCTGGTATCTGTATTTCAGATCAGGAAGCACAACAAGAGCGTTGGAATGCTTGGCAAAATGCAAATTATAATCTGAACAAACTTCTTTAAGGAGAATAAAATGTTTATTAAATTTAGATCAAGAAAAGATGACTTTACATTTGTACTAAATGCTTTTCAAATCATTGCTATTCATGAAACAGCAGACAAATGTACTTGTATTATTACTACAGATAATGAACGATATTATAGTTGTGAGAAATACAAAGATGTATATGAAAAACTAGAATCACTATGAATAAAGGAGAAAATCATGGACGTTATTTTAGCTAAAGAAAACGCTGATGGCAGTGCAGTATTTACTTTTGATATGACAGCAGAAGAGACTCGTATGATGGTCTTGCTAGGCATTAAAACAGCCCTTCTAGCTGGTCTTGAAGATGCAAAGCTCTGGAATGGTGATGCTGACCTTGCAGAACTACAACAGGACAACCAAGGGTTATCCGACTGAAAGACCTTATGTTTTACTAGGGTATAAAGCAGATGTAAAAAGTTGTGCTACAATAGAGTCATACTGAGATAGCTTAATGATAGAGCGGTGGGCACACAGGTAACGACGACTACCCATATGTGCAGGTTCAACTCCTGCTCTCAGTACCTTTAACTTCA